TGAGACAGTTTTGTCTCGAATTGCAAATGAATTAGTCACTGATTACAAAAAAGATAAAGAGTCTAGAGCTGATTGGGAAAAAGGTTATACTTCAGGATTAGATTTACTAGGATTTAAATACAACGATGAAGGGCAACCTTTTAAAGGTGCAAGTGGTGTAACACATCCTTTGTTATCAGAAGCCGTAACACAATTTCAAGCACAAGCTTATAAAGAATTATTACCAAGCGATGGTCCTGTAAGAACTCAAGTTGTTGGAGAAGTAAATTTTCAGAGAGAAGAACAGGCACAAAGAGTAAAAGAGTTTATGAATTATATGCTCATGGATCAGATGGAAGAATACACACCTGACTTTGATCAGTTATTATTTTATTTACCCTTGACAGGTTCAGCATTTAAAAAGATTTACTTTGATGACGTTATGCAAAGACCTGTAAGTAAATTTGTACACGCTGAAGATTTAGTGGTGCCTTATTACGCTACCGATTTAAAAGACTGTGAGCGAATAACTCATGTAATTAAGATGAGTGAGAATGAATTGTTGAAAAAACAACGCAGTGGTTTTTATAGAGATGTAGAAATTGCTCCGTCCCAAATGGATGATGACCAAATTGAATCTAAATATCAAGAAATAGAAGGTGTAAGTCCATCAGCAGATAAAGATTATCAATTTAATATTTTAGAAATGCATGTTGATTTAGATTTAGAAGAGTATGAAATCGAAGATGCACCAAAAAATGTTAAAGTTCCTTACATTGTTACAGTTGATGAAGGCTCTTCACAGATTTTAAGTATCTATAGAAACTATCAACCTTTTGATGAAACCTATAAACGTAAAGAATATTTTGTACATTTCAAATTTTTACCAGGTTTAGGGTTTTATGGCTTTGGTTTAATTCATATGATAGGTGGTTTAAGTAAAACTGCCACTGCAGCGTTGAGACAATTGCTTGATGCAGGAACTTTAAGCAATCTTCCTGCTGGATTTAAGTCTCGTGGTATAAGAATTAGGGATGAAGATCAACCATTTCAACCTGGTGAGTTCAGAGATGTTGATGCACCTGGTGGAAATATCAAAGATCAGTTTCAATTTTTACCATTTAAAGGTCCAGATGCTACATTATTTAGTTTATTGCAGTATTGCGTAACTGCAGGACAGCGTTTTGCGTCAATTGCTGACATGGCAATAGGTAATGATACACAAAATAGAGCCGTGGGCACTACAATTGCTCTCATGGAACGTGGCTCAAGGGTCATGAGTGCCATTCATAAGCGTTGTTACTATGCTATGAGACAAGAATTTAGGTTATTAGCCAAAGTTTTCTCGACATATTTACCACCTTTGTATCCCTATGCTGTTTATGGAGGTAATCGCTTCGTAAAAGTTGCTGATTTTGGTGATGAAGTTGATGTTATACCTGTTGCTGACCCTAATGTTTTTTCCATGGCACAAAAAGTCACGCTTGCACAGACACAATTACAGATTGCACAGTCAAATCCTCAAATTCACAATGTTCGAGAGGCGTATAGACGAGTTTATGAGGCTTTAGGTACAAAACAGGTTGATGTGTTGTTAAAACCTGAGGAAGTACCACAACCTTTAGATCCAGCGATTGAAAATGCAAGAGCTTTACAGATGAAAGTACCAAAAGCCTTTCCTTTACAAAGTCATGATGCTCATATAATGGCTCATTCTGCATTTATTCGCACACGCATGGTACAAATTAATCCTATGGTTTATGCTTTATTACAAGCTCATATTTCTGAACACTTATCGTTCAAGGCTCGTGGTCAGGTATTACAGATTATGGAAAAAATGCCTGAGTTTCAGGAACTAGCTAAAGTTAATATGGAAGCGTATCAAACTTATACGGAGTCTATGGTTGCAGAAAGAGTAGCCGCATTGACTGTCGAGCTACAGGAACTTGAAAAAGTCAATGACGATGATAAACAAGACCCATTAATTCAATTAAAACAACAAGAGATTGATTTAAAAGCTATGGATATGCAACGAAAAGTTGGTGAGTTTGTAAGTGAAAGCGACAGAAAATCAAATGAGTTTGAACAAAAAATAGATTTAGAAAAAATGAAAAGAGAAGACGCTGAAGTATCCTCACAACAAAGAATCCGTGTTGCTGATGAGAAGCTTGACGTTGCACGAGCCAAGGTTCTTAAAGAATTAGAACAGGAGCCAAAAAATGAAGGGTAAACGCTTTGGAGCTCCACCAAAAAAAGGACCTCAGCCACAAGGAATGCAAGAAGGAGGTCAAAGTCAAGGTGAAAAGTTTGTAAATTATTTAGGTAATCAGTTTAATAAAAATAAAAAGTCAATTCTTAGAGAAACTGTTACAGGAATGTTCAAAGGAGACTTAGATGCTCGTTTTAAAAATATTATAAATCAGGCTCAAAGTGATTTTTATCAACAAGAAGGAACCACTCCTTACAAAATGAATTTTGTTGCTTACAACCCTAAAAAAGAAGAGACAGGTATTTCAACTAAAGAAACTATGGGTTTAAAAAAAGGTGGAACAGGTTGCCCTCATAGAGAAAATGGTATAAAAAGTGATATAAAAGGAATATCTGACATTCAGGTTAAAGGCAAAAAATTTATAGGAATTAAGTGATAAAAGGTGATTCATCAGAGTACGATCTGATAACAAAACACATAAAAAGTTTAGACATTGAACAAGTTACTATGACTTGTGAAATTGGGTTAAGGGAAGGGTTGGGATCAAAAGTGATCATGGACGCAGTTCGTGAACACAAACCACAGCTATATAAACATATTGCTATTGATCCTTACAACAATTTGAGTTACCAACATTATGATGACAAAGCTATTGTTGTAGCTGGTTACACTGAAGAAATGAAACAACAAACTGTTTCTGAATTATACAAAAATTATCCTGAGTTTGATTTTTATCATATGACTGATGATTACTATTTTAAGACTATGTATGATGGACATCAATTTAATGTCGAAAATAATTTAATGTTATATGGTTTGTACAAGGTGGTGCACTTTGACGGACCTCATACGACTAAAGTTATTATTGATGAATTAAATTTTTTTATACCTCGTTCAGATTCAAAAGCTATATTTATTATTGATGATTATAAAGACCTACAGATGGGTATTGTCGATATGCTCTTAAAGACTTATAATTTTAAAGAAGCTGAAAAAGGCGAAAATAAAATTATTTATCAAAAGGAGATATAATGTTTACAGCAATTTTAGGTCCTGTTGCAAGTTTGGCAAAAACATGGATAGAGGGCAAACAAAAAAAAGCACAACTTAAAAGTCAAGTTGAGCTAACTAAATTAGAAGCGACAAAAACCAAAATTGAAAAAGATGGTAATTGGGATGAGTCAGCTATGAGAGCATCAGACAATTCATGGAAAGACGAAGCCTGGACGCTTACCTTTATTTTTATCCTTTTTGCGTCATTTTTTCCTGCTCTTCAACCTTATATGCAACAAGGGTTTTTATTTTTAAAAAACGATTGTCCTGATTGGATATCCTATGGCATGTTAGCTTCGATAGCAGGATCTTTTGGACTCAAAGGTATTGCCAAGATTAGAAAATAATTTAAAATGTTTTAAGTGGACTGCGGTCACAATGACAACCAGCACTTCTAACAAAGGGAGATAATTATGTGGTCAAAACCAATAATTACAGAAATTTCTGTTGGTCTAGAGATTAACAGTTATGCCTGTGCTGAAAAATAATTTAGTGGGAGCTCTTATGCTCCCATTATTTTTTTGCGATTCTGCTTTTACAAAAAATTACAAATGGTCAGGTAAAGGTCAATTGTATGACGATAGAAATCAATATCATGTAAGTTGTAGATTAACAAAAGAAAAAAGAGTTGATCCTTTTTTTGGCGAAGACTCCGTAAAATGTTTTTACACATGCACAGATAAAGAGATTATGGTTGTTACAACACATAGTGATCATGTATGCGAAAGACAAATAGCGAGTCCGAGGGGAGAAAAAAGAGATTGGCGAAACAGATTAAAATATTAAGTTTGAAAGATTGTAGTGGTGAACGATTTCCAAAACAAAAAATTAGAAAGATGGGATATAAAAGTCCAGTAATATATTATGGTAAAAAAATTTCATAAAGTAGAAGTAATATTTGTAAAAAGAAAAAAAAGAAGGTATAACAAAAATGGACTTACGCATAGAAAAAAATTAGGAGCTAAGTCACATTTAAGACATGCTTGATATTGAAACAATACAAACAATTAGACATTACGTTAGAAAAGAAATTGATAAAACTAAAGACCATATTTGTTATGGTGTAGACAAGTTAGACAATCTACATTATGCTAAGGGCAAGCTCGCAGCTTTAGAAGCTGTGCTTCAGGATCTTAAAGACCTGCAAAATAGAGAGGATGATGTAGATGACATTGATCAAACCTGAAAAAAAACTTGTCGTTCCACCGAATGATGAGGACGAACCTTTAGTTCCAAAAGGTGCAAAAGAAGTGGAACAATATCTTAAAGTATTACCCAAACCAGTAGGCTATAGACTTTTAGTTAGACCTTATCAACCAAAAGAAAAAACTAAAGGTGGTCTTTATTTAACAGAGAAAACTCTTGAAACGCAACAACTTACCACTGTCGTTGGTTTTGTTGTAAAGATGGGTGACCTTTGTTATAAGGATAAAAATAAATTTCCTACAGGACCTTGGTGTAAAGAGGGACAGTTTGTTGTTTATGGACGATATACTGGAGCTCGATTTAAAACAAGATATGGTGAACATCGTATTTTGAACGATGATGAAATCATTGGAACTATTAACAAACCAGAGGACATCCTCGCATTATTCTAGGAGTAATTTATGGCTGAAAACAATAAAGTTGAACTTGACACAGATGATGTTAACGAAACAGATATTGCAATCGAAGAAAAAGAAAAAACAGATACTAAACCTGAAATAGGTGAAGTTGATTTGGGGTATAGTGACCCTATAAAAGCAAGCACTAAATCAAAAGTAGTCGATAAAGAAGAAGAAAAAACAGATAACGAAACAGAAGAAAAACCTGAACAAGAAAATCTTAATCAAGTCACTGAGAATGTTCAAAAAAGAATTGACCAACTGACTCGAAAGTTTAGAGAATCGGAAAGAAGAGAAAAGGCTGCTCTTGATTATGCGAAAGGTTTACAAAAAAAATATTCTGATGTAGAAAAAAGATCATCTGTAATTGATGACAATTATGCAAAAGAATTTGATGCTAGGATTGATGCTCAAAGAGAACAAGTAAAACATAATTTACAAGTTGCTATTGAAGCTAACGATTCAAAGGCAATCATGGAGGCAAATGATAAATTAACTCAGTTGTCTGTTGAAAAAGAAAAAGCAAGAATACTTCAAGAACAAAGAAAACAAGAAGAAGAGCAAAAAAAAGAACAACCTGTTGAGCAAAAAATTCAACAACCTGAACAACAACCTGTTGAAAAACCACAAGCTAGTCCTAAAGCTCAAGCGTGGGCAACAAAGAACACATGGTTTGGTCAGGACAAAGCAATGACAAACGCTGCTTTCGGTATTCACGCAGACTTAGTTGAGCAAGGGTTTGACCTTGAGTCTGAGGAGTATTACAATGAAGTAGATAAACAGATGAGGGGTTATTTCCCTCAAAAGTTTATTAATGATAACAAACCGATTCAAACTGTGGCTTCTGCTGGAAGAAAACAGTTAGGTCGCAAAACTGTGACACTCACTCGATCACAGGTGGCTATAGCCAAAAAATTAGGAGTGCCACTAGAAGAATACGCAAAATTCGTGAAGGAGTAAAACTATGAATGAAACTATTAAAAGAACCTCACGCAGTTCAAGTGAAACAAAAAGCGTCAGAAACAAACCTTGGACTCCCCCATCAAGTCTAGATGCACCTCCTGCACCTAAAGGATATGTACATAGATGGATAAGAACTGAATTCATGGGTCAAGAAGATACAGGTAATGTATCTAAAAAACTCAGAGAAGGATGGGAATTTGTGAGAGCTGAAGAAATTAAAAACAATCTCGGTGATCATGATTATCCAGTAATCCAAAAGGGACAGTATCAGGGGTTAATTGGGGTTGGTGGTCTTGTGTTGGCAAGAATACCTGAAGAAATAGTCGAACAACGCAAGCAGTATTTTCAAAATAAAACTGCTGATCAAGTAAAAGCCGTTGACAACGATATTTTAAGGGAACAACGACCTGAGATGCCTGTTAACATTAACAGACAATCTCGTGTAACTTTTGGTGGTGGTCGTAAATCATAATTTTTTGATTAAAGCCATCTCTGTAAGTAATTGTTTAATATTAATGCCTAATTAAAAGGAGAAACTTATTATGGCTAATGTAAGTGAAAAGTTTGGTCTTAGACCTTATAAATCGCTCAATGGTGCTCCGTGGAATAACGCCCAAAATAGGTATACTATTGCAAGCAATTATGGTACAGCAATTTTCCAAGGAGACTTGGTTGTTCCAGTAGCTGCTGGTAACATTGAGAGATACGATGTTACAGCAAGTAGTGGTGCTGTAAAACCCATAGGAGTTTTCAATGGTGTTTTCTATACGGATCCAACCACGAAGAAACCCACATTTAGTAATTTTTATCCTGGTAGCATTGTTGCCAGTGATATTGTTGCAAATGTAATTGATGATCCAAATACATTGTTTTTAGTTGATTCAGATGACGCTTTTACAAGAGCAGGTCTGTTTATTGGTTATAAAACAACAAATGTAACTGGTAACACAACAACTGGCATATCTAAAGTGCAATTAGATACGAGCTCTGCAGATTCTACGAATGCAATTCCATTGCAAGCTGTAGATATATGTCAGGATGTTAATAACGAGGACACTAGTGCTGCAAACGCAAACATTATTGTTCGTATACAAAACCATTTTCTGAATCCACCAGCTGCTGCTGGGGATACAGGGGTATAAGGGAGATATTATATGGCTATTTCAAGATCACAACTGGTCAAAGAGCTAGAGCCTGGTTTAAATGCTCTCTTTGGCTTAGAATACAATCGTTATGAAAACGAACACGCAGAAATCTTTACATCTGAAGCATCTGATAGAGCTTTCGAAGAAGAAGTAATGCTTAGTGGTTTCGGTAGTGCTCCAGTAAAAGAAGAAGGTAGTGCAGTCACTTTTGACCAAGCTACAGAATCTTTCACTGCGAGATACACTCACGAAACAATCGCTATGGCGTTTGCTATCACTGAGGAAGCAATTGAAGATAATCTTTATGATAGATTAGCTGCAAGATACACAAGAGCTTTGGCTCGTTCTATGGCAAACACTAAACAAGTGAAAGCTGCAAATGTACTTAACAATGCATTTAATTCAAGCTTTGCTGGTGGTGATGGTGTAGAACTTTGTTCAACTGCTCATCCAATCGCTACTGGTGGTACATTCGCAAACGAATTATCAACAGCAGCAGATTTATCAGAAACTTCATTGGAGCAATCTCTAATTGACATTGCTGCATTTGTTGATGAGAGAGGTCTAAAAATTGCGATGCAAGGTGTTAAACTGATTATTCCAAAAGAACTTCAGTTCACTGCTGAGAGAATTTTAAGATCACCTCAGAGAGTGGGTACTGCTGATAATGATATTAACGCTATGGCTTCCATGGGAATGATGCCACAAGGTTATAGAGTTAATCATTACTTGACAGATACTGACGCTTTCTTTATTATGACGGATGCACCTAACGGAATGAAACAATTCGTTAGAAGTCCTATCAAAACTGCTATTGAAGGAGACTTTGATACTGGTAATGTCAGGTTTAAGGCAAGAGAGAGATATTCTTTTGGGTTCTCTGATCCAAGAGGAATTTTTGGCTCGCCTGGTGCAGCTTAAATTTATTTTTCTTCGTTAAAAAAAGGGGACGAAAGTCCCCTTTT